GCCGTATCGGTTGCCAAATACAGCCAATCGGAAATGTCGTTGGCGTTGATCCATGTACATGTTTGCGTGTAGGTAACTGTTCCTGTTGCCGCGCCGCGATCCACGTTTGTTCCTGTGCAGGCGTAAAGCACCTGATTGGGAATTGATGTGGATTCGTCAAATGTCAGGTCGCCTTCGCTGTCTATGCCTGTGAAAAGGTATTGGGGGCAGTCATAAACAACGAAAGTTCCCGAAAATGGTGCGGCGATTCCGCTAACAGTTATTGACTGGCCGACTTCAATTTCTGTGGGGGTCAGTAATTGAAGTACGGCGTAGTTGTCAATTAATTGTTTATGTGTGACCGTGTATGTAGCCATGGCGGTTAAGCCGCCTTTCTACTAAGCGACGGTGATTTTTTGAACGAACGTTGAACCTACGCCAGAAACGATGTCCTGTGCGAAAGTTGCAAAGTAGCCGTAGTAACTGAAAGTCCTAGCCAAAATGTCAGGATTTTCAACGCTACGCATTCCCTGTTGGGCTTCGTAGTACTCGACTGCTGGGGCGTGAACAACAAGGCATGTTCCGTTGGCAAGGTTTCCGTCAACGACGATTTCCAATCCAAGTGGGTTCATTCCTGACCATGAAGCGGCCGATCCTGCACCAAGGGTGTTCTGACCGATAAGGCCAGGTGCGCCGATTGCTGGGAACACTGGGCGGTTTACATCGTCAACCTGTGAACCCAACTTGCGCCACACATCAACTGACACAACCAAATGGGTTGGGAACAAGTTCGTGGTTGCTGAGATTTTTTCGGCTGATCCGTAAATTGCGGTGATCAACGATGAAACGTCGCCTGCGGTAACAGTCCATGTGTAGCCCGATGATGCTGCAACGGTGTTCAAGTAGTCAGCCGCGATGTTGTCGGTCTGCTTCAAGTATTGGCCTGCAAGGTCATTCAAGATCACGTTCATTGCTGCTGGGTCTGTGAAATCCATTGTCTGTTGTGCAATTTGGATTGAGCCAGCGACGGTTTGACGGGTCACAGTGTTTGCCGAAAGGGTCATTGTCTGTGAAGTCACAGCCGTTCCCTGTGTGCTTTGAACGCCTGCGGCGGTGTGCTGGGTGATCGTTGGGCGCGTGAATGAAATTCCGCTTCCTTGTGGCATTGCACGTGTACCGAATGCGCTAACAACTGGTCGAATGAAGTTGTAGTTCTGGAACACTGGGCCAAGCACTGGAACAGGTAGCAAACCTGGCGTGTCGGTAGTCAAATCTTGTGCTACTGCTTCAATTGCTGACTGGTTTTTGCGCGCTGCATCGTGGAATGCTGCGTTTACTTTGCGGAAAGTGTCTCCGCCAATGTGCATCGCAGCCAAATATTCGCCTGCTGATGGCATACGGAATTCACGCTTTGATTCAGCAAATACAACTGGGGAAGTTGGGATTGCTGCTTCGATTGGGGTTTCTACGGACATGGTTTCTTTCTCCTGTTCTGGAACTTCTATTTGAATATTAGTGATTTCGGTTTCATCTTGTGGGATACTCTCGGGTTCGCTGGCGGCGACCTGCGTGATCACGGCATCCGCGAATGCTGGGCGGCCAGTGACTAGCGACAATTCGAGCCACTCGGCAGCCTGAACAAGCATTGTTCCGTCGTCTTGAATCTTGAATTTAGTTGGGTTTACACCAACGGAAACGCTGTCAATTACGCCGTCAAGGCTTAATTGCAACGCTTCTTCGGCGCGCGAAGTCTTGCTGAAACGTGCGGAAAACATCATTCCTTCAGGGGTTTCTACGCGCTCGGTAACAATGCCAACGGCCTGTTCAGAATCGTGGTTTACATACAGTTTCGGTGACTTGCCATCGGTTGGCAAACTGCCAGCCTCAAATATCACTTTCGTTCCGTCGCTCACGGTTGCTGCAACACCGTAAGGAACGGCGACACCCGAAACGGTGCGTGATGGTACGCCTTCAACTTTTGATGCGTCAAGGGTTAGGTCGTGCGAAATTAGTTTCAACATGTTTCTAGTTTGACTCCATGCGTGGGGTTTGTGGTGGATTCATTTCTTCGGGTTCTTCGTATTCGCCCATTTCGCCAGCAATCATTTCGGCTAAGTAAGTTTCTACGTCAAATTTGACAATTGTTCCTTGTGGCAAAACGTTGTTCATTGACAATGTTTGTTCAATTGCCAGCATGTATGAACGCGCTGCAAAAACCAACAAATCCATTCGAGCGCCCTGGTTGGACTGGTAAGAATAACTTCCGATTGAATTTCCGTTAAGGAAAAACGGGATGTTGCACATTCGGGCGGCTTCCTTGGACTGATATTCCGCGGCCTCATTTAACATCATTTTTGATGCGTCAACATCGGTTGGTTGCCATTCGACAAACTGGTTGATTGCTGCGATTTGGTTTGATTTTCTAGCCAATTCAAATGATTGCGCCAAATCAGAAAGTTCTTGTGATGACAATGGTTCGCCAGTTGTTCGCAAAACGCCAGCAGGAAGCGCAGAACTAGCATTTCGCAAACGTGCTTGTTCTAGCGCCAACGATGTCGCAATGATTTGTTCCGACTGGTAAAGAATGCCCTGATTGCCACCAATGATCTGAATCACATCTTCAGTTGGTAATTGCGCGCCTTGAAAATAGATTTCGTTTGATTTACCGAACGCAAACACTGGGCCTGACATGTCAAGTGTGTTGACCATTGCTGCCGGCAATCTTGTGAACGATGCTGGCATTCCGTCGCTGGTTCTGCTACTAACCCAAAGGAAGCAACGCCCAAAAAACATGAGGTCATCAAGAACCCATGACATGAAAGCGGAATAACTAAGTTGTGGGTCAGGTTGATGCAACCATGAACGCGGTGCAATTGGTTCGTCAACAAGTTTTTTTTCAACATCATCCCAACGCCTGCGATACATGCACAATGGCGTTGATCCAAGAACTGATGCGATCAAATCTCGACTGCGATTTATAGTTCCAACCTGCATCGCACGATCACGCGCGCTGCCCTGAATGTAGGAATAGTACTCACCGATTGATTGCGCGCCTGAACCGTTGCCCGTGTAGTAAGTGCCACCTGCTGCCGCTTGAACGGTTGGTTCTTCTTGTGAGATTGCGGCTTTTGTAATGCCTTTTTTGAACAGCGCCATGTTTTTTAGTTTCTCATATCTGTCGGAAATTTAGTGGCATTGGCCTAGGTCTATCCGATCCCGACGAAAGGTAAGCAAAGGCCAACGCCGCTATGACTTTACCTATTTGGCAAGGCGATGATGGGTTTTCCGCTAATGACGGGGCGACTGGCCAGCGCGGCCGCCCACACCATGCATCGAGCCAACGCAATTTCGCCTGGGCTTCGCTGGCTGGAAAGTGCTATTGACGATTCCGCTTTGACGGCGACTGCGCGTTGCACGTGTTCTGATAGTTGTTTTGAACCGTCGTGAACTAGCAGGCCTTCATAGATCATGTTTTTTACGCCTTGGGTGTAGCGCACGATTTCGCCGTAACCGACGATTTCGGTTCGGGTTTGGTATTGGGTGGGCCAATGAATTTGGATTGATGGCGAAATAAGAAAACGAACATTTGTTGCCGCTAAGCGTGTTACTTCGGCCAGCATTGCCGAATAGGTATCTGCCACGAATGCGACGGTGACGGCAACTCTGCGATCGGGCAGTTGCACCGCGCGCACCCCGAAATAGCGTGAATCGTCTAAAGAAACTTCAATCGCACAGAACCCACCGTCAGGGATTGGGTCGTTGTATTCGAGCGCTGGCCAAACACCTGGGGGAATCCACCCCTGATCCGATGCGACCCAAAGGTTGCATGATGCGCGCAAAAACTGGGCGCGGTTCGGGTTTAACGATTCGGCGCGCAAAGTGTCAAGGCTGATCGTGCGCCCCAAACTAGGGTTTCCCCAAATCCACGTTGATTCCTGATTGACATCCAACGATGGGTCGGGTGAAAATTCGGCAAAATAGAAACTGGATGTTTTGTTTTGATCTATGGCGCGCAAACCCTGTTCACGCCATCGTTTCATCGCAATTGATGCTTCAGTGCCAGCCGTTGACCACATAGACAGCAACGGTGACTGCCTAGCGCGCTGGGATGGGATCAAACCGCCGTCAATTGCTTCAGGGGAAATATCCCAAATTTCATCGGCCACGATCAGGTCGTTTGATGTGCCGTGACCAACGTTTGGTTTAGCGGCTCGAATAGTCCAGCGCGTTCCGTCAGCCATAGTGACAGCATTGCGCCCGTAAGCCTTTACAAGTTTCGCCCCGAACTTGACTTCAAGGGTGTCGCCCAACAAATCAAACAAAGACACCGCCAAGTCAAGACGGTTTGCCGTAGTCAACACGGTTTGTTTTTGCCCCCGTATTTTTGGCATCTCTGTAAGCCACCAACCAACCAAAGCAGCCAACGCCGTTGACTTCCCGTTCTGTCGCGCAGTCGAAACCAACGAAACACGATTCAACAAATCCCCATTTTCATCATGAAGCAACTGCTGATCCAACACATGCTGTTGCCAAGGGAACAAATCAACGCCCAAATGGTCACTAGCCCATACCCCAACCATCGGCCCGTACGATCCAGCCGCATCAGGAACAGGGCTTTCCAATCTCGGCTGATCCTGGCCAGTTTCGGCCAATTCCAAACCGTTCGGGGATAAGGGAAAGCG